TAGCTAATGACATTATTTGTTAACCGCCTTATTTTTAATTGCTTGCTCTGAAATAATACGTGCAATTTCATTGCCAATAGCATTAGGGTCTTTTGCCCCATTGACGTTAATTGTAACGTTTGTACTATTATTAGTCGTGTTGTTAGGCACTGTAATGTTTGGAGTAATCCCTGTAAGTCCGTTTTTGTATCCGCCAGATCCGGCCCAAGAGGAGGCACTAATTGCTGAAAGAATTTCAGCTTGGCTAGCTCCAGATTTCATTAGATTTACAATTTGGTCATACCCTCGGGCGCTAGACTGGTTACCAGTCAGCGTCTGAGCGGTTGCTTCAATGCCTTGTTCTGCTGTTGCATAGTTTTTAACACCAACGGAATTAAAGTTACTTGCGCCCTCCATATTAAGGGTCGTGTTGAGCGGATTATAAGAAGCTCCCTTACCCCACACCCCGCCACTTTCTTTTTTCATCCAAATTTTAATAGCATCAATATTTGTTTGTGAGTTTGGATCAACACCTAAACGTGTAAGAAGAGATTTAGCCCAATCATCGGGAGAACTTGTTGGCATAGAGTTTGAAGCGTTTCCTGAAACTCCACCGGTTGCTTGTAAAACGCCAAGTCCTGCAACGCCAACAGTTGCAGCTATAGCCGCTGCTCCTATACCTAAATTACCTCCCAAAGCAATAATGCCAGCTAAAACTTTATTTCCAGTGTCGTTTGCTGCACCCAAAAGCGTTAATGTTGTTGCGTTACCTTGTGTGATTGCTTTAATAGCTTCAAGAAGTCCACTATTTCCAGTAATTTGATTACTAAGTCCAGCAAGTACGTTAGCTGCAGTTGTATAACCTTTAGCTCCAGCTTCTGCTGTTAATCCTGTTTGTTTTGCTGCAGCAGCGTTTCTATTACTAAATGCATTTGTAGCTTCAGTTGTAGCCCCAAGTTCTGTAAGCTTTGCTTTAGAGATAGCACCTCCGCCAGTTTCAGCTTTAAACAAAAGACCATTAGCGACTAACTGCTTAGCCATAGGGTCATTGCCAAAATACATATCAAGCATAGAGTCCATAGAGTTACCTGGTTGCAAACCAATCTGCACCTCTTGCTTTGAAGGCTTTTTACCAGATCCATAAGCTTGTCCATAGTCACGGCAAATCTTTTTCCAAATATCATCAATAATCTGATCAGGCGGTTTCATATTTCCTTGCTCATCGCGGAGTTGAATACCAATACCGCGGAGCATGTTTACGTTTCGCCCTTGTTGCATAGATGCGTAGGCACGCATTGTTCCCTCAAAGCCCATTCCGGGAACTAAATTAGATGCAGCGGCAACACCAGATGCAACGCTAGACATTGAGCCATTAGCTGCAACTGTATTAGGTCCAGTTATACCGGCACTTTGCGCAGCAGATAAACCGCGCATAACATCCATTTTGCTAGTTACAGTTCCTTGTTTAGATAAGGTTGCCTGTAACGCATTAGTTTTGTCGTAGCCCTGGCCTGAAAAGTAACCAGAACGACTCATTAAAAGTTGAGCTTCAACGCTTTCACCAGGTTTATCTACTAAACCACTTGTAAGAGCTGCTGCATATAAAACACCGGCGGTTGGGTTTTCTCCTACATATCGGCTTAGGTTAGTGTTACCTGTGTAACCTCCACCGCCGCCTGCACCTCCGGCACCTCCGCCGGAACCGCCTCCGCCACCAACAGGTGGGGTGTTAGCAACAATGTTGCCACCCATAGGTTGGTAAGGAACCATGGCAGTTCCGCCGCCTTGACCTGCAGGAGGTGTAAACTTTGGGTTTGGTGCAACTAATGTTCCAGTCACACCGCCACCGCTTGATCCCCCGCCAACGCCAGAAAGACGAGTAACTCCAGAGCTAAGACTACTAACCCAACCAGCTGTATCCTGTTTAATCAGGTTCATCTGTTGGCGGACGTCTGCAAGACCATTTTTGATCTCGACAATAACGTTCTTTGGATCAGCCATTCTTTAACTCCTTCCTTTAAATCTCTGTGTTCTTTCTAACCAGTTTTGTCTTTCTCGAACCGATAAAGATCGAATCTCTGTGAGATTCCAACCTGTAAAAGTTCTAGTGAGAAGTTCATATTCATTAAGAATATTCTCATAGTCGTTTGAACTATAGGCGAAACAAATCTGTCAAACTAAGTGGAAGATCCATAGGTTCTCCGCATGCCTGACAAGCTTTCGTCACCTCCCCAAGGCGTGGGCCTGGGTTTCTTTTAACAATCTCATCAAGAATCTTTGTACGATCTGCCATACCAAGAGACAAAGCTGTGCTTGCCCCAGCAGATGGTGAATCGTCTATAGCCATGATGCAACCTGCCAATAAAATAGTATTGATTTCGGCTACTGTCTTATCTGTATTATCTACAAGCTTTTTCTGAACAACTCCTGTTGGAAGTGAAACAGTTACAGCTCCCCGCTTGGTAAGCACTTTAAATGTACGTTCTGCTATTGGGTCTTCAAGAGTTCTTGTAGGTACATCTTTTACAAGGTCTACCTCTAAAGTTTGAGGACCACCGCAGTTTGCACACTGCACGTTCAACGTAAGCGATTCTCCAAAAGTAACTCTTCGAATACCAATTAAAATTGCATCGCGGTCACCTGAAAGCAAAGTATCAAGGTGGTCTTTAGTGACATCCTCTGAACCTAGCTTTACAAGACCGCGCTGTAGCAATACGTTGAAAGCTTTTGCTGCCGATCCTGCTTTAGAAATTGCTTCTTCGTCTAAGCCGTTAAGCTCTTTTACTTCAGCTGTCCGAACGACTTCACCAGTTCTGCTGATGAAGCCGCCCGGCAACTTTACTTCTGAGTCAGAAGGTGCCTGAGTTTTGATAATAGCCTCAGGCTCTTCCATTGCTTTTGCAGCAAATTGTGATATGAGTTGTGCATCGGTAATAACATCAGACACTGTTTATGCTCCTAAGTTGTTGGTTAGTCTAGAATTGTACGGCCAGATGGCTTGAAGTCGTCATCAGTAAAGAATACTGAAAGACCTTCGTGAACCAGCTGCATTGATTCAAACAGAAGTGCTCCATCATTTGCATTAAGGTCTGTGTAGTTAAGACCAGTAATCCAAGCGTTATGAACGCGGAAGCCCATCTTTGGTGTGTTTGTGTTGGTTGGACCTGAGTTTGGGTGGTCCATAACATAGATATCAATGTTTACACGGAAAGTCTTTCCCGCACCTGTTGTTGCAAGTCCATCACCTGAAGCTGCGGCAAATAGGCCGCGCATCCAAGTAATAGCCTGATCATTGCCATCCAAAACACCACGTTGGAACGTGATTGGGCTGAATGTTGTCATGCCAGGTACCTGGTGAACAGTCGTGTTGTATCCGCCTTCGCGGTATTGAATTGCTTGTGTAGTGATGTTAAGACCGCTGATGTTGGTGAATCCACCAACCCAGCCTGTTCCACCACTAATGATTTTGTCATTGAACTGAGCCTGGCTAGTTGCTTTAAATTCTGCGTAGAATCTAAAACTGCGTAGAGGATCCGTTGCAATTGTTGAGAAACGGTTGATTATGCTACTTGTCATTTATTGGCTCTCCTTTACGCCACAGTAACGGTGGTTCCACCGTCAAACTGACCAATTTTGATGATTACGAATTCAGCTGGACGCTGAAGGGCCACACCAACTTCGATATTTACTTGCCCATTATCGATTGATGCTTGTGGGTTGTTAGTTGTGTCTACCTTTACAAAGAATGCACTTGCTGGAGTTGTTCCCGCAAGGCCTCCCTGTGCCCAGAACTGGGTAAGGAAACTGCTAACAGTTGAGTCAATACGTCGCCATAGAGCGGGATCGTTTGGCTCAAAGATTGCAAACTCGGTAAGGTCTTTAAGAGCCTTACGCAAGTAGATAAGTGTGCGACGAACAGGTACGTACTTATCAACATATCCTGGCTTAAGAGTTTTTGACCCCATTACAACAATGCCTGAACCTGAAACAAATTTAATTGCGTTTACAGGTGCGGCGGAGGCGTTAAGGGAATCTAGTTCTGCGTTTGTTAGTACAGGTACTGAAACTACTCCTGCAAGACGAGCTTGAAGACCCGCTGGTGCTTTAAACACTCCACGAGAAGCATCTGTTGCTGAATAAAGACCAACAATTCCGCCTCCAGCACCTAGTGTACGAGTGGCATTTGATGCTCCGCCAACTCCTACGATAGGGTCTGAGATAAGAACTTGTGGGTAATAAACAGCTGCATATGAAGAAGCTGTGTAAGCAGCTGATCGAGTTAACTGATTAGCAACGGTGTCTACCATTCCGTCAATTACTACAAAAACATCTTCACGAGCTGCTGCGTATGCGATAGCTGCGTTAATTGTAGTTGTATCTACAAATCCTGGAACGTTAAGGATTAATGACTGAGTGATAGTGTCAAATGTAGAGTATGAAGTAATAGATGCAATTGCTGAGCCATTTGTTCCTGTTGAAAGGGCTTGGTTAGGTGTAGCAGTTGCTGGGTTACGTGTTGCGCCCGTGCTAGCTGAACCAAGATCTGTCGCAGTTACATAGGAAGATCCTGTGTTAATAACTGATACAAGGTAACGTGAGTTTGAGGCGGTCATTGAAAGGTCTGTAAACTTTTCAACAATAAATGCATCTGTACTTCCGCCGTAGTAGATAGTTAAGTCAACTAAGCCAGTTGTTGTAGATGGGCTGAAAGTTACGTTAAGTGAGTTACCCCAAGTACCTTCGTTTGCTGCTGTTAATGACAACGTTGCAATAGGTGTTCCAGCTGTATCGTTGAAAGTACGTGTTGCTTTTACGGCAGTATCGACTACGCGAGTAACGTAGGCTCTGCTTCCACCGTTTGAAAAGAACATGTAAACAGCTAGGGGAAGGTTATTAGAAGCTGTTGTGTTCCATGTTCCAAACTTTGTTGTGTAGTCACTCCAAGAAGTAACTAGCGTTGGACGTGTTGGACCGCGGTCGTTAGCGCCAATAAAAGCGCCAATTGAATCTGAGTTAGGACCAACTGTTGATTGAACAGGGTTTAACGTTTCCTGAACGTACACCCCAGGGCGTTGAAATACTGCCATTAGATTGTCTCCTTAAGTTTTAACGTGGTTATCATGTGTTAGACCGGTTGGTATCCAGAAGGGATATACGTAGTAGTAGTGTTGATTTCCACTGTTTGTACAATTTTAGCTGAAACAGCACTAGCAACTGCTGGTGTCATTTCGCTAATTACTCGCAGTGTCCAGACGTTGCGAAGAAGTCTGCGGTTTCCCGTTTCTCCATCTACAGCGTCTCTTTTTACAAACCCATCAAGGAACATAGAACGATAGCCTGTTTGAGTACCCAGTTCATTAGGCACAGCTAGCTTTCCGTACTTTGATGGAAACTTATTCATTAATTGGTACATCACCGCACGATCGTGGCGGGGGTGACGTGTGTACGAAGTTACTTGGTAAATTAGATCGTAAGCTATAGGTGCATCGTATGAATACAAAATTCCGTTAACTGGGGCAATAGTTCCGCGGTAGTCATTGTCAATATAGACCCCTTGATGCTGGCGGTCATTAGCTGGAACTATGTCTATAAGATCAATAGTTACAAATGGAAAGGCTTGGTCGCGGACTTCAACATCTGGGTAGCCAAACCACACTTTAACTTGGCGAGAAGATGATTTTTCATCAGCTACAACCAAACCAGCTAGGTGAGTCTTAAGAGCTAAATCCTCAGCAACAATAAATGGATTACCCACCAAAGACCCCCTCGGACTCAAAGAGATTGTTTACTGATCGGTTAGCTAGTACTGACTTAACAGTATCCCCGCTACGATAAATAAATGAGCGTATTACAGAGTTTGGCAGGTCTGAACCGTTGCCATACTCTAAATCTTCAATCATGCGTGCAGTTTGGGGCGGGTACTCTACCAAGATGTTTGATCCATCAAAAGAGACTGATAGCACGTCAATAGCAGTTTTTGGCCAGCCAGAAGTTGTAGCGGCGGCTTTTAGCTCTTGGGTTAGCTGTGGGATTAAGTAATAAACGGCGTCGGAAACAACCGCATCTAATTCACTTGTCGCGGGCACTCTTTAAAACTTTCCGTGCTATACCTGCCGCCAATAAGCCGTACCAGAGTTTGTCACTATCCTTTTGCCCAGGAATGTTCTCAGCAATAGCTTTAGCAAAAGCTACGTCATCTGGTTTGTCTATGTTAGACATGGCAATCTCCTATCGGAGTTAGGCAAGGTACAGCGCACGGTAAAGCTTTGAATCCGCATGAATTCAGTTATAGCATAAAGCAAAAACCCCGCTTTCGCGGGGCTTAAGCTTTACTTCTTTTTGGCCGGGGCCGCTTTCTTTGGAGTATCTGATCCGAAGTGAACTGTCTTAGTGACAATCTTCTTTACAGGCATTCCAGGAGAGGCCATAGGCGGCTTGGCTGCTTTGGCTGCATTAACATTTTTGTTAACTTTGTCCATAGTTCCTTTAGGAAGAGATTTCATTTACTTTGCCTTAATCTTCTTAATGATCTTAGCGTCCATTTTCTTATCTTCTGCCATGGTTTTTGGTTTCTTTTTAGCTGCGTGAGCCTTGTCGGCCTTTTCAAACTTAGCCTTTTGAGCAGGTGTCATTCCCTTGGTCATCTTTGCATCTTTTTTCTTATCTTTGGCTTCTGTGTATTTTCCAGCCATAAAATCTTTAGCCATTACATGCCCTTCTTTCTAGGCATAGATGCTTTTTTAGCCTTTGCAGGCGCAGCTTTTTTGGCAGCAAACTTCTTGTTCGCTGCTTGCACTGTCTTCATCCCGTGCTTGTTCTTCGGTGCTCCACACCCGCAAGTCGCGCACATTACTTCTTCTTCTTACGGAGGGCAGCGAAGTCAGATCCTTCTAGCTTGCCGTCTTTGTCTACATCAAGCTTCTTCTGCTTTGGGGACATCTTCTTGGCAGTCTTCTTGCAAGCACCCTTACAGCCGGGCTTTGAACAACCGCATCCACATGATTTACACATTATTTTTTACCAGCCTTCTTTGTAGTAGGTTTTGCAACTTTCTTTTTTCCAGAGCCCGCAGGTACGCAGTTCGGAACCTTCTTGCCACCCTTCATCTTCATGCCTACTTGAACGTAGCCATCCCAACAAGGGTTAGTGTCTTTAGGCACTAGCCAACAACCTTAGAGAAAGTAACGGCTACTGCAAATGCGGATGTTCCTGCAGCAGACACCGCGTAAAGCGTGTCTCCAGAGTTTAGCCAAACTTGAAGATTACCATTTGGTGCGAGGCGAACTCCTTTGTCTGCACCAGTGTTGCTTAATGAGGCGTCTCCAAGAAAAATTGCTGCTGAGTCTGTGTTAGACACTTGAACAGCGGTATTTGGGTTACCTACAGGAATTTCTGCAATTAACGTAGCTGTAGTTCCTACAGTTACTGAGTTATGTACTAATGTCATTTTGTCTCCTTAGTTCTGTGCCATGATTACCCAGTTAGTACCGTTACTAACTAGGATTGTCCACTTTCCCGCGGTGTTGGCAGAGAAGATGGTTGCAGCAGCCGTGGAAGTTGCTAATGCTACTACGTTAGATGACGCAGATGTGACTGCGCCGGTGTTAATTGTCTTAAGATGAAGAGTACGCCCAGTAAATGCGGACGCGGTTGGAAGAGTTACAGTAATAGCCGAAGCTGAGTTAAAAATTACATAAGTATCTGTAACTGGAACTGTGTAGGTAGCAGCTGTAATAGGGGTAGTAACCGCAGCAACAGCAACCTTCTGATATGAAGTAATGCTTGAGACTGGCACAGTCACGGTACCGGTAAAGGTAGGGCTAGCAACAAGGGCCTTCTCAGTGTCTAATGCGTCAAGAGCGGTGTTGAGAGTAACTCCCCAACCACTAGCACCGACTGTAGGTTTAGTAACTGCCATAATCAAACGCCTCCATAAGTTCCGTCGCCGTAATAACCTTCACCATAACCAAAGCCAACAGCTGAATAGCTCCAGAACTGCGTGTCATTGATCATTTCTTCTGGCATGACCTGGATACAGTCAACGGACAGAATGGTGAATCTATCCGCAATGATACCGCGTTCTTGGATTGCAAATGGGCGATAGACCTGCCCACGCCATACAACGCGGTCGCGGTTGTTTGTGTCGGGGCGGATAATGATATTGGGAGCGTACTTGGCAACATCTTCAATGTTAAATGTAAGGTGTAGCGTATCGGCGTTGTAGTAACCAACCGCGGAGGTAGGGGCTTGACCTTGGTCAATAACAGCTCTGACTACCGGGATAGTAAATGGACCTGTCCAGATCTTTCCGCCAACTCCGCCTGTTACATCTTGTCCTACATCATAGATGGGGTCCAAGATAGTATTAATTGAGTCGTAGATGTACCACAGCGCGGAGGTGCCTACTGGGTTCTTAAGATCAGTGTCAACACCTACTAGTAGGTCATCGGTTTCAAAGTCAGCGTCGAAACGTCCGCCTGGGCTATAGGATCTCATTCAAACTCTTCTAACGACTTTAGATACTCTTTATAATCAGAGTTAGCTATATCTAGTGGGATAGCGGCTTTATCTTCATTACGTAAAATTCCAACAACTTCTTCGTTATGAATAATGGGTGTGTATGTATATGTCATTATAGCTCCGCGTTTGCTGTCCACTGAAATGAGTATGGTCGTCCGGTTGTAGCCGTAAACCCTGCCATATAGTTAAACCCTTTATTGTTTCCAGTTTGAACACTGTAATTAGAAACAGCAATATCAGAGCCCGTAACCGCGTCTCTTACGGACCCAACTGTTCTGTTTCCAGCAGAATAAATAACAAAGGTTGGCGCTGCTCTCATTGAAACAGGGTATTGAATAGTAGTAAAGATATCGTTGGTACTTCCTGTAGAACACCAGCCAATTGCGCTTGAGCTTCCCGGGTTCATACCAGAAAAGTCTGTCACTGTAAAACCCGTTGGAATAGATGTAGTGTAGTAACGCTGACACAAGGCTAGTTCGCCTGCAGCGGTTCCGCCAGCGCGAGAGAATGGTGTGGCTACTGAACCAATTTCAAATTGAATTTGTTCGTATTCAATCCAATCGTTAGCTCCAGCAGTTCCTGAGGCTGTATTATAACCAAGTAGGAAACCAAGTTCTTTAACATTTGAAGGAATTGTAAATGTAAAGGAGTAACGGGTGCTTGTAGTAGTAGGGACTTGTGTTCTAATCGTTTGGACATACCCAGTCCAGCCACTTCCATACATAGAAGCAACGCCCTCATCAGTACCTGTTCCAGTACGCAAGATGGCGTAGGTGTTAATTCCTGAGAAGTTTGCACCACTTCGTAGGTAAAAAGACAAAGTCGCTGTTTTACCAGCAAACATGTGGGCCGTAGAGCTTTCCATTACGTAGTTTAAGAATTGATCTCCGGTGTTTGTTGCTCCAGAGTTTCTCTGTAGTCTTAAGGCAAACGCTGATCCTGTATTAACAGCTGTTTGCCGAGAGATTGTAAAGTTTGCCTCACCACCGTACGACCAACGGTCTACGGTGTAACGAGCGGTAGTGGCACCACCTGCTGCAAAAGAAAAAGATGTGCCTCTTTGCCAAATATCAAAGTTACCGTTAATGATTGCGTTTTTACCTGCAACTTGTAGTTCCTGCCAACGCAACCCTGTAGTCGTGCTTGAATCTGGTACTAGAGTTTCTCCAGTGTTTCCAGCAGGGAGCCGTGTAATATTATTAGAGCCAGCAGCTACAACAAGATCACCCTTGGTGGTGACAGTTGTGGTATTAAAAGCATTAGTTACATCAGTAACGGTGTGAGTGTGAGGACCAAAGCCTACTGGGATCCATTGATCGGTAGCAGCCTCATAGACATATGCTGGACGGGGTGTGTTGCTAAATGTTGCCATTAGTGTCCTCCGCGATCATCTTATCGTATGTGCTTTTTGGCATTGAGGTAAATTCCCCGTTGCCACGGTCAATCAAAATGTGTTTAACAACTTCGCCATAAGATGTAGTAATTTCAAACTCAGTAATGTTTTCCATTTATAGTTCCGCCGTAACTGCTATGTAAGCCGCTGAGTTATTGTTTGCGCCAATATAAAGAGGCCTTCCGCCTGTTATTCCGCTTGCAGTAACATATATATCTGCAACATTA